TCAGACTTAAAAAAACAATCCAAGCTTGGCTCACTAACATCTAAATTGGTTAGAGAAGTCGAAAAAATGAATACTACATCTGGTGGAGATGATCGTCTCTGGAGACCAGAAGTTGATAAATCAGGTAACGGATACGCCGTTATTCGTTTTTTACCAGCACCAGAAGGTGAAGATATTCCTTGGGTAAAGATGTATTCTCATGCATTTCAAGGCCCTGGCGGTTGGTACATGGAGAATTCTTTGACTACTCTTGGATCAAAAGATCCAGTATCTGAACACAATTCTCGTTTATGGAACTCAGGTGTTGATTCAGATAAAGAAGTAGCTCGTAAACAGAAACGTAAGTTATCATATTACGCAAACGTATATATTGTAAAGGATCCAGCTAATCCTTCAAATGAAGGTGAAGTTTTCCTATACAAGTTTGGTAAGAAAATATTTGATAAGATTCAAGAATCAATGCAACCAGAGTTCGAGGATGAAAATGCAATCAATCCTTTTGATTTCTGGCAAGGTGCTGACTTTAAGATCAAGATCAAGAAAGTCGCTGGGTTCTGGAACTATGATAGTTCAGAATTTGCTGCACCAAGTGCATTACTATCTGATGACGAAGCATTAGAAGCAATATGGAAGAAAGAGTACTCACTTCAAGAGTTAATCTCATCTGATAAGTTTAAATCTTATGATGATTTGAAAACTCGTCTTGCTTATGTTCTTGGTAACAAGTCTAAGCCTGCAACTGTTGTCGAGGAAGATACCTTTCGTGGTGAATTAGAGGACTTAAATGATACTCGTCAGAAGGCCCCCGAACCTGTGGCCGTGGCCACTGCTTCACATGATGAAGATGAGGACGATGCATTAAGTTATTTCCAAAGACTCGCTGAAGAGTAGAGCCACAAAAATAGCTTTAGCTTTCCAAAAAAGCGCAAAAAAAATTCCTGGCCAAAATTGATGGCCAGGGATTTTTTATTTTATACGTGGATTTTCGGTCTTTTTGAGTTTTCGATTAACGTATTGTGAGGATTTATCATATTTCATAATTCTTTCAAAATCTTTTATGAATATTCCCAGAAATTCTGGTTTTAAGACGTTTATATTTCTTTTTCTATCATTAAGTTCATTTTCATAATCAAAGAAAGTTACAGCTTTAATTGGTCTTCCATCTACAAGACTGTTTGTTGATCTGATTTGACCACCTGACAAATATTCCATATTAAAGTCCTCATCAACTGTTATTCCAGCGGGTAATATCAGTTGATTTTTGTTATCTCTGAGTTCAAGTGTCTCATAATGATGAATACTGACTAATTGTTGTGGTGTATATTTTTCATTTAAAAATTCATTTAGTTGGAGTTGAGTCAATGGCCATTCATTCTTAACATCAATGATATTATTTGATAATAAAATTACCCAATCAAGAGTATCTTTTCCATATACAGTTTCAGACACGTTATCGGGTCTTTCATCACCTTCAACCTTATAACGGTCAAATTGTACAAAATTAGAAAACAGATCTTCTCTGATTTTAACTCTACGAAAGAGATTTTTTGTTTGAACGTAATCTGTATTACTCTCTCGTGAATTTAAAAGAGAGGGATAATCAAGATTTGGTAATCGACGGAAGTAATTTGACATTTAGAGACCTACATCATCATCTGAAAGGAATTCTGCATAATCTTCATCGTATATTGGTGTCAATTCAGTGAATTGGAGTGTAATTATAGTTGTTACAGGTTGACTATCCTCTTCATAGGCAGCAAATCGACCAACTTCACCTGTATAATCAACAGATATTGAATTTAACGCACATGTTTTGAATTTATTTAAACCTTTGATGTCTTTCTGAGTTCTTGCTTTGATATATCTTAATTTAAATACGTCTGGTGTTCCAATTAGAAAATTACTCTCTCCTTCAAAAATTCCTGCATTAGCTTTAACTGCAGAGTGTTGTTTTAAGACACGAATTATCATACGAACTCTTTTTGATTCTTCTGGACTTCTTGGTGTAAGTCGAATTGTAAAACTAAAGTTTCTTAATGCAGGGCCTTTAAACAATAATTCTAGATTTGGATTTCTAACTGCTCCTGAGACTCTGGTGATTGCTTGATTTACATCAATATTGACACCCAATGCGGCTACAGCTTGTGCGATTGCATTTAATCCTTGAAATCTTCTAAATTCTTTGCTTTGAAGAGCGTTAAAACCTGCTCCTAAAACATTTTTAGCAGTATTAAGTGATCCCGTCAAAAAATTTCGAGCTTGATCTCTTAGTCTCTGAATACCTTCTGTTGTTAAAGCTGCGGCATCTGGATTACCATCTTTTCCTAAAAAAGATCTAACCACTGGGCCAAAAGCTGCACCAGCTAAACCACTCATTGATTGACCACCAAAATCAACTGCGTTCATGTCTTTGAGTGAGGGAGGAACAGGTAGTTGTATAGTAGATTGTAAATCCTGTAATCTAAAATTTTGTCGATTACCTCTTAAATTAGAACCAGCATAGTATCCACCAGAGAAATTATTTGAATTAGATCCTTGATTTGAGTATTTTACACTTGGCAAACTTCCCGCTGGCCGATAATTAAACACCTGTATTTCAAAGTAATCTTGTATATCCGTGTCTAAGTCAATCGGATATTGTAAGACACGACCTCCAGCTATTTTTCTTAATGGATTAGTTCTATTAGATCTTAGTTTAGTTACATCTTTCTTTTTCTCTTCTTTTCCTCCAACTAATCCTGACTCTTCAAAATATTTTATACCCGACTCAACTTGTGAATATGGGCCTAAATTTAAACCATTTGTAATATTATCATCAAAAGTATTTCGATCAATATTTTCTAAATTTTGTAAGAAAGGATTTTTGTTGGATACCTCTTCCCGATTCCCAATGACTGTTATCTTTAATGTTTGACCTTCATCAACCTCATTTGCATTTGCAATAGATTGATCTAACAATCTCTGTCTTTCTTCTAAATTAAAGTTATTTCCAAGAGTCGCCATTTTTTATTTCCCCACTACTGCTTTTATAACTTCTGATCTTACTTTATCCATAAAATCTATTGAACCATATTCATCTATTAATGTTGCATTGTCATTAATTAAAAAATCAGTAGCACCTTTTTTTAGTAGTTCTAATTTTTCTGTGTACATTAAAGTGCCTGTTTTATTATCATAGTCCGTGTTATCTGTAAAAGAAAATACACTATATGATGAATTATCAAAAGCATCATCTAATGAAATATAGTATTTTTTACCATCAGAATTTTTTAATCTACCACTATATGATACAGTCATTAACTATCCCTCCATACTCTATAAGCTGGAAGCTCTTTACCATTATTATTAATAAATTTTGATGTAGGTAATAAAGACACCTCTGCCATCTCCGATTCGGGTATTCTCATAATATTACCTTGTATTCCACTGAAATAATATCTATGTATCGTTTGAGTGGGTACAACTGCACCATCGCCACTATTTAGAAGGCTTAATGCGACTCCTTCTCTCAATTTATTATTTAGGTAATGCAAATTAGCTCCAAGAAATCCATCTTTAAACACACCTAAGACGTAACTCATTGGAAACTGATCATAATACTTTAATCTTTGTGGTTTTGTTGCAACATAGTTGAAAAAATATAACTCACCAACCTCAACTGGCCCAGACACCTCACCAAACTCGCCAGGATCATCATATTCGGCACTTTGATAGTTCTGTAAAGCCGTCATCAATCTATTACGATACCAGTCACGACTACGGTTTCGTTTTCCTGCCTCTTGTATGATTTGTGAAGCGATGTTCATCTAATACCTAGTTCTTTCTCTGTAAAAATTTTAAATTCCCATAATCTGTCATCACAAAAATCCTTTGCAGCTTTCCACTTAGCTTGATTGACACCCCATGTATAGACCTCATTCATCCACGTTTTGGTTTTCTTTGGTGGATTTGTTATAGGTTCTCGACATTGTTTAGCTGGTTTGACTTCAATTACCATACGGCGGGTGTTCTTTGATCCATCAACATACTTGATGTAAAAGTCTGGAAAGTATCTTCTCCGACGGCCACTCACTGGATCTCGATATGGTATTGCAAATTCTTCACTTCCCCACTCAATCACATGGTCATGTGAATCACAGTAAACCATGAATTTACGTTCCCATAAAGATCTATAAACGATGTTTTTGGGATCTCCTTTATATTTCTTGGGGTTGGTCGGTCTATATCTTCCGCTATAGCTCATAAATAAAAGATGATAACTAGCTGGTATCTATTTAGAGATAATGTCAAGACAACCAAAAAACTATACAATTAATAATATACGATCAAAATTTCAGACCGTAGCTCTTGATAACAAGTATCAAATCTACATGGAACCAAACTTAGATGTTTATAATGCAGCGTCGGATGCAGGCATTGAGAGAAGATTTGTAGATGAAGATCTTGGATTATTGGTATCGGACGCTGTATTGCCTGGATCATCCTTCGCTGATGTAGAGGTTTCTGGTGATAGACAAGGTATTACGGAAAGGATGCCATTTAAAAGAATATATGATGATGTCACTTTTACATTCATGGTTGATAGAAATTATAAAGTCATAAAGTATTTTGAAGCTTGGATGCAATTGATTAATCCTCTTCATGGCCAAGTTTATGGAAAGGCTGATAATCAAGTCATGACTTTAAATTACCCAAAAACTTATAAATGTAATATGACAGTGGTGAAATTTAATAAAGATTACTTTATAAGAAATAAATCTTTGATATATTATTGTTTCGTGCGATCATGGCCTTTATCAATGGCATCAACACCAGTCAATTATGATTCTGGGTCAGTATTAAAATTAAACGTTACGTTTAGATATGAAAGATATGTGATGGAGAATGTAACTATAGGTAAAATTCGATCTGGATGGAAGGGATACTCAGATTCATTTGATCCTTGGATGGGTAGATTTAATGAATTAGTTGGTAATCAATATGTTGGGTATGATAGATCCTCTGGTGTAAAACCTACAAACAATAATTCTAATTCATCAAAAACTTTATTTGAAGAGTATAAAAGTATATTCCCTAAACATGTTAAAGACTCAACTATTAATGAAATAATAGAACAAACAGAGGGTGGTAAATACAATTTCACCACTATGTAAACACGACTAAATAAGGCACTGAAGTGAATAGTTATGCCATTACCAAAGATTGTTACGCCTTCTTATGATTTAACTCTACCATCAAACGGAAAGAAAATAAGTTATAGACCTTTTTTAGTTAAAGAAGAAAAAATTCTAATACTTGCAATTGAAAGTAACTCCGTAAAGGATATTTCAAGAGCTATAAAAGATATACTAAAAAATTGTATTCTCACAAAAGGAGTAAAGGTAGATCAATTACCAACATTCGATATTGAATATCTATTTTTAAATATTCGTGCGAGATCGATTGGAGAAAGTATTGACCTTGTAGTTACTTGTCCTGATGATAATGAAACAAAGGTGAACACTCAAATTTATATTGATGAGATTGAAGTCAAGAAAGACAAAAATCACAGTGTTGATGTTAAAATTGATGACACATATACGTTAAGAATGAAGTATCCATCATTAGATCAATTTATTGATGATAACTTTAACTTTGATGGCCCATCAGACAGCACCTTTGATGTTATAGCTTCCTGTATTGAAATGGTTTTTGATGAAGAAAAAGCATGGGAAGCAAAGGATTGTACAAAAAAAGAATTAATTGAATTTGTAGAACAACTTAATTCTGTTCAATTTAAAGAAATTGAAAAGTTCTTCGACACAATGCCTATATTGTCACACGACATAGAAGTTGAAAATCCAAATACAAAGATTAAATCAACCGTTACATTAGAGGGATTGGCAAGTTTTTTCGGCTAAGTATGGCTCATTTGAGTGCTGAGTCATACTATGAATTGACATTCTCATTGATGCAGTATCATAAATATAGTTTGACAGAACTAGAAAATATGATGCCTTGGGAAAGGGATGTCTATGTCAATTTATTAAGAAACTATCTGGAAGCTGAGAAAATGAAACAGCAACAACAACAAGGACTAGGATAATGGCATTATTCACTGGTGCTGGTCTTGCCGCTCTTTTAAATAAATTACTTACTGCTGGTTTTGGTGCCACTTTATTAAATGAGTTTGCTGGTGGTAGATTTGGTAATTTATTTTCAGGTAGAGGATTTAGAACAGATTTCGATATCCAAATGGATATGGCCAATAGACAAGGAGGTATGACCTCTTCTAATATTGGTTTAAATCTTCGTCTTCTCGAAGCAATGAGAAGAAGATCAAGAACAACAGCAGAGAAGAAACAACAATCAGCTTTAACTTTTCTTGGTGATCGAAGTCGAAAATTAGATGATGCAACTGACATTGACATGGATAATGATCAGGTTCTTCAGGGTATTCCAAACTTTCAGGGTCTTATTACTCCAACCACTGTTGTTCCAGCGATTGAAAATCCTAGAATTTTAAATCCAGGCTTTGAGGGTGTCAGATTAGAGATAGAAAAAATAAACAGAAATATTGATGCACTAAAACAAGCAATGATTGTTAGTGCAGCATTAGAGGCAAAATATCGGAAATCCTTGATTGAAGATATGGAGGAAGCTTTAGCGAAAAAAGGAAAGGATAGATCAGAAACAAGAAGTGAAAGATCAATATTTAATTTAATCACTAGACCAAAAGAAGAAGTTGTTAAACAAGTAGGTAGTTTAGCAAATAGTTTGACTAATGCTCTTATGTTATCTTTAGGACTTGAAGTTGGTGGAGCTCTAGCAAATGCTTTTGGTGGGCCTACTGAAGGAGGAGAAGGTGGGGAAGGCGGACAAGGAGGAGAAGGAGGAGGAGAAGGAGGAGGAGAAAATACCCCCCCTCCTCCTGCAAGTAGTGGTGGTAAAAACACACCTCAAGTTGGAGATTATATTAAAGTACAAACGAGTCGTGGTACTCGATATAAAGTTTGGGATGGAGAAAAATATAGTGGAAATTCAAACGTAAAACCTCAAGGTGGTAGAGATTTAACAAATAGTATAGAGTCTGGTTCTGGAGATAGTGTTGATCTTTCTATGGGAAATATCAATAATCAATTTGGAGAAGGATCAAATATTGCAATGAACACTTCTTTTGGAGGTGATAACTTTTCTATAAATCCTAATTTCGATACAATTAGAAAACCTGTGGGTGCTGGTAATGGCCAAACTCAAATTATAGATCTTCGCACTGCTCAAAATCTTGCTGGTGGAGAACAACTTAGTTCTGCTTCCACTACACTCGATAATGCAATTGCAGAATTGGATCCAGAACGTAGATTTTCACCATATGAGTCATATGTGAGGAGTGTATAATGGAAGGATTTAATCCGATAACTGATTTACAACAAAATACAGATCAATTTAATGTTCCTGCTGGCACTTCAACTCCAGAAATTGAAGATATTCGAGAGAGACTTGTAGATACAAGGAATAAAACTGCAGAACTTGTTAAGGTATTAAAAAATAAAAATACTTTATTTAAACAAGATACCGATAAAATTAAAAATTTAAATCGAAGACTGTATAAAACGATTCCTCGTATTCCTGCCATGCGTGGTGTTGCATCCACAGAGTTTGGCCCTGATTTAAAAGAAGAAGATAAAAAAGCAAGATTAAGATTAGATTTTTTTAGAAGATTTCGCACAAAATCTCCTGTTCCCACAAAAAAACCTTTACCAATATTGGAGGGTATCATATTTCTTGCTCTCTCTGTGTTCGGTATAAGAGGTATAAAAAATATAAAGGGTGCTGAGAACATTGATGATTTATTAAAAGGATCTGGAATCAAAATTGACACCACAAAAATTAATCAAAAAAAATTACTGGAGATACTTGAAGAGGCATTAAAGAAAAAGAAAATAATAAAAGATACAAGACAACCTATAAAACTCAAACCAAAAGATTTAAATCTCAAAGGTCTTAAAACGAGAGGTAATCCAATAATTAATCAGTTGCAGGCAGATGAATCAAGAGCAATGACCCAGTTTGTGTTAGAAAGCACTAGATCATCAATTAAAAAGTTTGGATCGACTTTACCTAATTTAGATTTGGCTAGTCTAACATTAAGAAGTTATAGATCTGGATTAGCTGTACGATTAAAAAAAGCTGAGAAATTAGGAGAAAATAAACTACTCATAAGATCATTAAAAACTGAACTAAGAAAAGTTGATCAACAAATAGGAAGATATGAAGCAAAAATTCAAAAATTAAAAAATACTAATATTCCTGAAGAGGATATACAAAAAATTAAACAAAGAAGAAACCTTAAACAGGAAAAATTCTATAAAACTAGAGGGGAATTTCTTGATGATAATAATTTAGTTGATCCATTTAAACTAAGAAATGAGACTACTCTAAATTTTACTAAGAATATGGAACAAGTTAATAAATTATTAGATGCTAAGAAAATAAGTAGAGCACAAGCAGATATGGCAATAAATCAATTAAGATTTAATTTAAGGACTACAAAAAGATACATAGAGGAATACGCAGATAAATTGTATAACTTTGCAACAAAATATCCTACATTTGATGGTTCACAAAAAGAGTTAAAAAATTTATTAAATAACATAATTAAAGATACTTTAAAAAAAGCAGATGACTTACCAACACCCAATCTTAAAGAGTTAGAGGGTAATAAATTTCTCAGAGAAGTTTTAAGAGATCAAAATTTCAAGTTATTAGATGTTCCTGCTAAAGACATTTCGAGTATTATTGATGGAAAACCAATGTCCAATGATATTGCTTCATTAAATATAGATACAGGCATAACCAATACAGTTATCATTCTCACCGATCCACCAACAGCATAATGTCATATATTAAGAACGTAGTCATAAGAGATTTTAGAATCTTTAGAGAAAATGAGACACTTGCCTCTTTGGAAGATAACATTACGACTGTATTATCAATAGATTACTATGAAAGTATATTTGAACCCACGATAGCATTTGAACTTTTATTTGTTAGTATTGATAATGCATTGTCAGATGCGACGCTTCGTGGAACTGAACGAGCTAACATTGAAATTGATCATCAGAGTGGCCCTCTTTCTTTTGAGAATTTAGTTGTAACATCATTTGTTCAGAATCAATCAGAATCAACTGCAAATACTTTTGTGGTCAGACTTGAACCAATTCAGGCAATTCTTAATCAAAAAAATAGACTTGTAAAACGATATGATCCAAAAGTTAAAGCTAGTTCTCATGTAGAAACTATCTTAACAACACAACTTGAATGTGATGAGGATGAAATTGATATTGAAGAGACTGCAAATAATGATGGATTTTTTGGAAACTATTGGCCACCGTTTAAAGGAATATATTGGTTAGCAAGGCGTGCAGTATCAGCATCGATGCCTGAAGATGGTGGTGGAACTGATCGAGTTGGATTTTTATTTTGGATGACACAAGATGGATATAAATTTAAAAGTATTGATACAATGATTTCAGATGCAAAGAAGAATGGAGCTCTTGAATATACACAAAATGATTCAATTTCTAACAATCCAAATTATGATTTATATAATCCAAAATGGGAACATGATCAAAGTATAATAGATAGAATGATTTCTTCTGATTTAGGTGAAAAGAAAAGTTATTTTAATTTACATACACTTTATAATACTGAGGAAATTTCTTTCAATAAAGAAAAAGCAAAACAGGCTCATCTAGGAGATGATGAAATGCCTATCTTAGATGAAGATCTAAATAAAGACCCTACAAGAGTAACAAGGGTTCCCATATTGGATTATACTATGAGAAGAGATGGCACTTATAATGAGGGTGATGGAGAATATCAACCACATAAAGTTAGAAGTCAAGCTCGAATGAGATATGCAAGCCTACTATCTTCATCTCTTCGCATTACAGTTCCTCTTCAAACTCAAATACAAGCTGGTGATATTATATCTTGTAAATTAATTGATAGTATGAAAGGAACTGACAAATGGTTGTCTGGGTTCTTTCTTATCAAGGATCTAAGACATACTATACAATTTACAAAATCTGGTGTAGAATGTTATACATACCTTAGGCTTGTGAGAGACACGCCTGGATATGATTAAATAGCTATAGCCATAGTAAGGAGGTACTACTATGAAAACAATCGAAGAACATATCGACAAGGACAAACACCTTATCGAAGATGCTACTATCTCTGCTGCAGCGAGAAGACATTACAAAGAAGAACTTCACGAACTTGAAGTTTATGCAGAACATCATAAGGAAGAGATAAAGGCAGGAGATCATCATGACCCAAATGCATTAGAATTATTCTGTGACTTACACCCTGACGAGCCAGAGTGTCTCGTGTATGATGATTAATGGCTAACATTTTAGAGGGAACTGACAGTTTTACTGGCATCAATTGGTGGATAGGCCAAATTGCTCCTAGAGAGTATTGGGCAGAAAACACCTTACTTAAAAATGATAAAGATGTCGGAGTTGCTGGAAGAAAAGGTGACATAAACGTATATCCTAATCGTGTGAAGGTTAGAGTCGTTGGATATCATGATCGAATAGAAGATCCCAACGACCTACCTTTCGCTTCTGTAATGGGTAATCCATTCATATCCAGTGGATATGGAAATGCTCCAAATGTACATCAATTGGAGGGTGGAGAGAGTGTATTAGGGATTTGGATAGATGGTGATGACGAACAAAAACCAGTTATCACTAATGTGTTCATGAAAAGTCAACACGCTTTTGATGGAGACACAAGTGATTTATTAAGTAATTCTACACCAAGGCCGACTAATTCTGATTCATCAAAGGATATGAATTCCCTGTATAATGTCATTGGTGTGGATTATCAAGATTTTTCTGGTGGTGTAAACGTATTTGATAATACATCTATCCCTAATTATTCATTTACAAATGATTATCAACCAAATGTAAAACCAAAGAGAGAAGATTATTCAAATACTCGTAGTGGAGCAGAACAATATAGTAAGGCTTTAAGAGAATATCAAAAGAAAGAAAAACTATATGATTCTCTGACAGGTAGAAATATAATTACAGTTGATTATTTTACTACAAATACTGGTAAGGGTAACACTTTTGCATCACTTAGTTGGGCGGATATGTTAGATTTCGGTGTAGATTCTCCAAGTTGTAAGAGAGACAATGCCGTTAGTATTATCACTGGAGCATTAGGTGATTTTGCAAAGTTATTGATCGGTATTGAGAAGTATGGAGAGTTCTATGTAAACGCAGCTACAGGTTTAGTGGTAAACTTTGAAGCAGAACTTCTTCAGATAACAAGGAAAATTGGCGGCATAATGACCGCAAAAGTTAGTAATATTAGAGATCAACTATTTGGTGAAATTGAAGAAAAGATAAACAAATTTACTAATAAACTCATTCCAGAAGAGATAAAACCAAAGTTTGCTGAAGGTTTAAGGGGTGTGATGAACAATGTATTTTGTTTGTTTGGTAACGTAATTGCTGGATTGAACAAGACTATCAAGAACTTTTTAAAATCTTTGGTTGGTAAATTTGTTAATGCTCCTTTATGTGCTGCTGAACAACTCATAGGTGCGTTATTAAATGATGTGTTAGGTAGTATAACTGATACAATTGGCCCTATATTATCAAGTTTGACTTCAACTTTGGGAGGAGCTTTAGGATCTGTTACTTCACTAATAGGAAAGGCTTTAAATGGAATAGGACTTTTATTTAACTTTCTTGGATGTGATGATCTTAAATGTCCTTTACCCAGTAGATTTGATAATCAACTTGGGCCTGGCCAAGGACAAAAAGATAAAGTTAATAACCTAATGAAAGGAATATCAGGTATTAGTAGTAGTCTTGGTCTTGATGAAGCTGGTAATTCAAGTATTTTTAAACAACCAGACAAAGATCCATCAGTTGTGGCTTCATTAGTTGGAGAATGTGATGCTAATATTTTAAGGTGTGGCCCACCAACTGTTGAAATTTTTGGTGGATCTGGTGTTGGTGGTGTTGCGAGTGCTATTGTCGCTGAAACTACTGAAATAGCTGGTGTTAATATTCTTGATCGTGGACTAGGATATCAAGAGAAACCACCTTATGTTACTTTCCGTGATGCATGTGGAGATGGAAAAGGTGCAAGAGCAAAAGCAATCATCAATCCTGATGATGGTGGAATTGATGGAATTTTAGTAGAAGCTCCAGGCTATGGATATCTAAGTAATTTTGACAGAATTATAACATCCTCTGGAACTATAGAATCTAATCAAGTTGCAGATGGTGAGCCAATGACTGGTCAGATTGATAGTGTGGTTGTTACAATGCCTGGATTTGGATATAATAAAACAGATACTATAACTGCTGGTAATGCTGATCTCGAACCAGTTGTTCTCGGTGGTAGAATAATTGGAGTTAAGGTTAATAACAAAGGTAATGGGTTTACAAACATTCCAGAGATTAGAATAAATAGTCAAACTGGAAGAGGTGCAACTTTGAAACCAGTGTTGAAATTTGTTTCTGTGAGTGAAGTGTCAGAAACACTTGATCCAACTAGAATCATATCAGTGGTTGACTGTATTGATAAACCATTATCAAGAAACATCGTAGGTGAGCAATGACAGATAGTAATTTAAGAGCTTTAACAAATGAAGAACTGAACTCTATTGATAATCAAACTGATGATTTAGTTTCGGGAAATATTGATAGTGATCAAGTTGAAAGTGATAGAAGCACAATACAAAGGATGTCTGCTGAAGAGAGAAAATTGCATAGGGATTACGATTTAGACGTTAAAAATCACTATCGTGTAGAAGCAGGACAAAATTCACCTTATGGAAACATTAGTTATCGTGTTTTAACTAACAATGGATCTGGATTTGCATTTTGTGAAGATGGAGTAAATAGAGAAAATTTACAATGTGCCGTATCTGGTAGATCAGTAGAGGCTCTTGGCAAAGCCATAGAGAGAAATAGGGATGCAGCACAAGACGAAATGATTCCTGCTAAA